TATCACTCCCTGGCATCTATCTCTGGAGGCCGTGAAGGTGGCCTTGGCCATCCTTCTGGTGATTGCAGTAACGTGTGGAATAGCTGAATGGTTAGAAATGGGGGGGGGCAAGACTATGATGACGTACAGCGAATATATGGACAAGATCCGTCTGATAGACGATCAGATGACTGACCTGAAGATTGAGCAATCACAGAAGCTCAGCGAACGTCATAACACGGCCATGCACCAGCAGCGTGAGGCACGTGCTGAATACTACGGCAAGCAGAAGCTTATAGAACTCGAGAAGTCCAGCGACTGCGAGCGCATCCGTCGTGAATATAGGGACAAGAAGTATGCGCTACACCTGCAGCGCGAGGAGATAGTGGAAGAATGGCGTAAGCAGCACCCTCTCCCTGCCAAGGTCGTAGCCAAGGCTTATGAACTGCTGAAAGAGGAAGGGGATGAGGTGTAACCATGGAGGTTAAGGTTATGTCACAGGAAATTCAAACACAGGGCATTACCCTCAGCGAAGGCGCCATCAGCGCCATCCGCGAGATTCAGGACAAGGAACAATGCCAGATTCACCTCGAAGGCCTCGAAAAGCTGCTGCAGTTCGTCATCCATAACAACGATTCTACCGCCAACAGCCAGGAATTCGTTTCCCACCTCGTTACGCTCATCAATATGCAGAGCTATCTGCGTCAGATCAGCGGACTCACCATTTGAGGTTTTCTCTCTTTATTTAGTATAGGTCATTTTTTCGTCAGCCCCGCACTGTCCGCGAAGGATCGTGTGGGGCACTCTTCTTTATAACACGCCCCTGTACCTCACTATCAGCTCGTTTGCTGCCTGGATATCCTTAGGCGTATAGATATCCGTTATCAGGATGCTTGAGTGTCGTGCCTGGTCCCTCACCGTCAGCACATCCGTGTTCGCCCTCAGCATGTTTGTAATACCCGTATCCTTCAGACTGTAGAACTTGTACTGACAGGGCAGGTTCAGCCCCTTCCTTACGTGGTGGTTCCAGTAGTCCCTGAACTGCTTCTCATCCCTGCGAATCGCACCAGGCTTGAAACCGTCCGAAAACAAATACCAGTCACCTGGTTTCTCCAGCACTCCCAGCTCCACCATCAGCCTCATTACATGGTCCGGAACCGTCACCACCGCATCCTCTCCATTCTTGGTATGGTCACCATGCAGCAGCAGCGTCTTCCGTTTCACCGAGAAGTCACCCACCTTCAGATAACTCATCTCCTTTGGTCTCACAAACATGTAGTGCAGCACGTGACATGCCAGCAGGAAATACCGGTTCCTTACCTCCAGCCATTCGTGGATATCGGCCAGCACGCTGTCCGGTATCACACTCCTACCCTTGCCCTTCTGTCTTTTCTTTGCCAGTTTGATACCGGCTGTCGGGTCCTGCTCAATATACGACTTCTGCAGCATCCACTTCGAGAAGACCTTCAGCCATGCCAGATAGTTATTCCTTGTCTGCAGCGAGTTCCCCAAGTCCAGATACACGTAGTCCAGAAAACTGTCCACCAGCCTGTGGTCCATCTGGTACGCATAGCGCACGTTTTTACGTTCCGTGGCCACCCATCGCATCAGCACCCTATGGTAACTCATGTAGCTGGCCACCGTATCCTCCCGCATATTTTCCTCTCCCAGCTGCTTAGTCAGCCACTCCCTGTATCTGTCGCAGGCGTCTTCCCATCTCACATACACCAGGCTCTCCGACTGTTGCATCCACGGGTTCCATCCCAGTCTCAGTTCCTCCCTGATTCGGGCTGCCACCCCTTCCGCATACTCCCTTTTAGCTCGCTTCCCCTCGATATGACTCAGTTCGCGGTTCAGTCTTATCAGTTTACGTTTCAGCACACCACTCTCAGGGTCGAAAGCATAAAAGCTCACCTTCACTTCGCTTTTACCCCATACCACAACCGGCTCTCTGTATTCCTTAGAGCGTTCGATTACGTTTTTTTGGAAATTCATTTTTTTGTCCTCTTCATTCTGACCCGCCGTTGCTGTCTCCAGCAGCGTCTTCATCTGTCAGTCCAAAGAGAACTACGGTTCAACATTTAATTAATTTTAACCCCCTCGCAGACATTTCCCGTCTCCGCATCTCCCAGTTTTCTCCAAAAAAGCTGATTCGATACTGATTCAGTACTTTCTCCTTAAAAGGAACTAACCGCCTATTTTTTAGACGGTTAGCTAATTTTCTGTCGGGATTACTGGACTTTATTGGGGAGATTTGGCTTCCCGGAATGCCCATTCTACCGCAGTTCTTGATTAGCTGACAGTCGTCGTTTGATTCAAATCTGATTCAGTTTCACTCACTTGTCGATGCCATGGCGCTTGAACTCATCGAGCATGGCGTATGCCTGCTGGACAGAGAGTCTGGCTATGGCCTGCTCAAAAGGCAGGTCGCTTAACGTTTTGTCGGAAAAATTGCAATCAGAGGCCAGTAGCCCCTGCATGGCAGCTGTTGACAACTGACGCAGCAGTGTGCGTTCGTTCTCGCGCTGCTGACGTATGCTCTCAGTAGAGGAGAAGGCTGCCGTCCGTGGCTGGTATAACTCCGTCACACTGATTCCCATCGCTGCAGCTACCTGCTCGATGGTTTCCGACTTCAGGATGACATTTCCCTTCAGGCGCTCACCGAACGCCTGCTGTGTGAGCCCCATCTGGTCGGCAATAGACTTGAAGGTGAAGCCCCTCCGCTTGATTTCCTGTTTCAGTTGCGCCCCATTCATAGTGTAATATCCTTTTATTTTTGTTAATATTATGTAATTATCTAAAGTTCTTATTGGATTTATCAAGGAAATACTTTATTTTTGCATCGTTTTAATACACTTGTCACGATACAAAGTTAACAAAAACAATCGTAAAACGCAAGAAAATGAATAGAAAAAAAGAAGAAATCAAGGAATTCTACCAGTCTTTGGGTAAAGGAGAGAAAGGACGTTTCACCACCTGGCTGCAGGTCAGGTTGGAGATGTCATATACCGCCATCATGAGCCGGTTGCGCACCGACGGCTGGCGTTCGTTGGAGCGTGAAGCCATCGAGGAAGGCATACAAACTGGCGAATGGCGCGATCTGGCAGGCAGTCTGGCTTGAGGGAAGGTGACGGCTACCCTTCCCTTCTTGCCGTTTTTTCACCAGCTGCCTGCCTTTTATATGAACCACATAAAAGACCATTACGGATTAATATAGAGTTAGAGTTTAAAGTTCTATTTTGATCATCTTCTGCAGCCGCCGTGAGGTTCCTGCAGTTTCTAATCGAAACATCAGTTAAACCAATATATATAGATATGTACACAACAGAACAATTTGAAAATGCCATCGACGCTCTGGATGCCGATGTTCAGAAACAGGAAGTAAGGCTGCTGCCCCGCGGCGTGGTACGTGAGTTTGTAGGCTACATCGGCGGTGTCCGCCATATATGGACTGCCAGTGGAGAATGCCTCAAGAAGGGACGCGAGCGTGTTCCTGAGTTGGACTTAAAGTTTAAGTGAGCCATGTTTGTTGATAAAGACAGCCGGCGACTATACGCCATCCAGGATATCACGATCGAAGAGATGTATGCCCTTCGCCGTGCCATCCGCCATGCCGACCTTCCCGACCGTGGTACGCTGGAGCGTCTGCGTCAGCATTTAGAGACATTACCTGAAGAATAGGAAGCAGATAGATATGACAGTTACAGGCGAAATGAAGAATCTGGAGAAGGTACAAGCGAGGCTGGTACGCTTCTGTAGATATCTGGAGAAGCAAAAGAGGGCAGACGGCACTTCCAGTTACGATGACCTCTATCGCAAAATTGCGTCTGTAGTTGGAACTATCGAAGATGCCCTGAACTTTGACGAAATGAAATAGCGTTATGACTGAACAGGAAGTAAAGGATTACATCCAAGGTCTTTTGAATGAGGGAACTGAAGGCTCTCGTGTTGTGGATACAGGTTTCTCTGAAAAAAGTAGTACGTTTTCGGTAGAGATTCAAGGGTATGTCCCCCTGCCTATTCTGAACACTATTGGCCAGAAGTTTCAAGATGACTATATGTGGGTTGATACCAGTGATGAGAACATAGAGCTGTTAATATGCCCCTATCCGCAGACCATAAAGGATATTGTATTATGAAAACAGGTGTTGAACTAATTGCTGAAGAGAGGCAAAGACAAATTGAGGTTGAGGGCTTTACAAAAGAGCATGATGCCGAACATAAAAATGGTGAATTGGCAAAGGCTGCAATTTGCTATGCTGATCCGGATGTTTACTATCATCAGGAAAACAGATATCTAAAGTTTAGGAAGCCAAATGATTTTTGGCCATGGGATGTACGTTGGTTTAAGCCAACAGATAGAATACGAGACCTTGTTAAAGCCGGCGCTCTTATTGCTGCTGAAATTGATAGACTACAAGCACAGAAAGGAGAATAAGGTATGGCAAAGTATAGGATTGAACACAGATACCCATGTTACGTCAATGGTGGCTGTATTCCTTATGACGGTTACTTTGTACAAGTTCTAAAGGAAGGCTTCTTTACCGACAAGTGGGTTGATGTTAAGGGATTTGGAGATGAGGAGAGAGCAGAGGAATTATTAAACTCATTAAAAGGTTAATTATGGAACAATATATACCAAAAGCCGCTGTAGTGGCGGAGATAGAGAGAAGAATAAAGTCTCTAAACAAGGATAGGGATTTTAATTACCTTCAAATAAAAGAGTTGGAAGCACTTCTTTCTTCCCTGGACGCCCTCGAAGCAAAAGAGGCGGATTTTGGCGCTTTGAGTGCTCTTGCAGAACATCTAATTGCGTGTGATGCTCATGGAATAACTCCTAAATATAGAGACGGAGAATTGGGTATCCTTGAAGGATTGGCGAACAATAAAGCACAGAAAGGAGAATAATATGTGTACGGCAAAAGCAAGACCCCAGTGGTGTAGAATAGTTAATTGCAAGGATTGCCCGTACAACCATGGTGCTGAGCACCACAGTTGGAGCAGACGGAAAGATTTATCATTTTTAAATATATAGACTATGACACTAAAAGAAGCATACACGGAATGGGCGAAGCAGCCACGCAACAGGTTGGCTGTGATATATCGTCAAGCCATCGAGAAGGTGCTGTTGAAAGAGAATGCGGATATTGAGCTGTATAGTTTTACAACCAGTTTCGTGCGCGGCATTCTGCAGGCCAGTAGCGAGTGCAACGAATTGAAGGCACAGGCTGTCTCCGCCCTGATGTGCATTATTGAGTGGGGGCGCAAGAATGGTTATTGCGGGGCGTGTGCCTTTGGACTTGAGATTCTCCAGCCCGAAAAAGAAAAGACGGAAGATGCAAGTCCGGAAGATGTGCATCCGGAGGGTCAGCGTCATGACGATGCAAGTCATGAAGATGTAAGCCCTGAAGAGGTGTATCCGGAAGATGTGCATCCTGAAGATCAGCCCAAATATTCCACTATCAGCCGTCCTGTGGTGGAACTCTCCTCGCATCTGGAGGTCATGCGTACATTCCCATCAGCCTCCGAGTGTATCCGTGTCACCAAGATTACGAGTCTTTACACCTTCCTGAAGAACCATACCATCCGCAATGGTCGTTACTATGCCTACAAGGATGAATGGGAGTCGGGAACGTGGAAACCACAAGTGTCTGTCCGGACTAAGCCAAAGCCCAGTCCCAAGGTCCGTAAAGCAAAACCCAGGGCCAAGGCTGAAGTTCGGGCAGCTCTTAAGAAAGTCGGTGCAGCAGCACGTGCAGAAGTGCAGCAGCTCAACCTACAGGAACTATCCGACCAGCAGCTGTTCGACGAACTGAAGCGGAGAGGCTTCGAGGGTACGTTGACTCAAACGAAAATAGTAACAGTTACTATATAGCAAATGCGCACAGCGGTGCGTAGGCTTTTCATTCATATTAGTGACCACGGGGAACAGTCCCGCAAGCCGTCTCGAGAAGGTGGCATTTTTACAGAAAACTAACGGCCGCTCCTACCACGGATGGCAAACATATATACGGTAATTATGAGACAGAATCGAAAATTTTTCGCAAAAAGTTTTGGCGTTTTGAAAAGATTGCTTATCTTTGCAGCGTCAAAACAATTGAGCGGCATGAGGACCGCTGGACGAACATCCAGCCTTTTTTGTGCCCACACAGTAAGAAATAATAGGTTTACCACGCCGAGTCTGGGATACGGAAACGCCCCAGGGGTTACAGCTCAATTGTACCTGACAGCTCGTAGCGTGGTTTTTTATTGTCAAAAACAATTAGGTTATGGAATCAAAGAATTATGTGATTCGCGAGAACGATGTGCAGCGTGCTTACTTCTGTCAGCTGCAGGTGTCGAACAAGTTCAGGAAGACGATGTCGCCCCAGGAGTCGGAGCTGGTCGATTGGATCGCCTCCACCTTCTGTCACCACATGTCGGAGACGTACGACCGCTTCGAGGAGTGCGTTCGCGCCATCGAGTGCCGTATGGAGACCGTCAATCAGCAACACGACCAGACGGGTCCCTTCCTGGTGATGACGTGGTCGCCCGTCAGGAAGTGGGAAAACGGTTTTATCCGCATCGAGCGCACCAGTGGCCGGCATCAGTCCATACTGTTGCCCGTCATCGACTACCGTGGATGTGTGGTACTGAAGTAAGAAAGGAGGCAGCGCTATGAGAGCATTTGCCGGAAATGGACTCAGCCGTACAGCGATGGTATTCAAGATTGCGACGCTGGCAGGACATCAACTGACCGTACCTGAATTAAATAAAATCAAGACGATCAATCCCCGTGCTCTCGAGCGTGTCTATGACTCCGTAGTGGGGGGGGGCGGTAAGCAAGGGTGATGCGTTATTCGCACTCAAGCTTGTGTTGAAATAGAATTTTAAAGAAAAACATAAATAGAACATGAAACGTGTATATATCAGTGGAAAGATGGGCGAGACGGAACTTAGCGTTGCCACTCGCGAGAAGTTCCAGCGGGCGGCAGAGCTACTGGAGAGTATGGGTCACAATGTCGGTAACCCTGCCGACGAATGGTGGCAGGCGCAACTGAAAAAGGGGTACTCGACAAACTGTCAGAACACCCAAGACCAGATGGATTACTACAGCTATGCGCTGCTGGCTGACCATACGCTGCTCTCTACATGTGATGCCATCCTCTTGCTTCCTGACTGGAGGAAGTCGCCTGGTGCCCGTGCAGAGCTGGCTTTTGCCCGTGCAACCGGTAAAGAGGTGATGGAACTGACATCCTATGGTACCATTGCCGAGTGGAAAACGGAATGGAAGAAAATAGTGATGGTATGAATACAACGATGCAACGATATCCGGACAAACGGCGGTGGTCGCCCGACGATCGTCAGTATTTAGAGGCGAACCTTGGTAAGCAGACCTACAGTCAGATGGCGCGTCACCTGGGGCGTACTGAGCGCTCCGTACGCCTCTACTGTCTGCGTCATAAACTGACACCAGTCGGTCCTAAGGTGAAACGTAATCTGCTGGTGGAACTGCTGAAGGTGAAGTTCCGCAATCTGGAAGACTTCACGCCCTCGCGTGCTTTCTACGACAGCGTTCAGATGTCGCAGAAGCGCTACTGGGACCTCTTTTTCGGTCGCAAGCAGATTATGGGTGAGGAATACGTGCGTATTGCCGAGTACCTGGGCATTACCAGGGTGGAAGCCATCGAGTCGCGACAGATGGAGTTGTTTTAGTTCATAGTTCATAGTTCATAGTTTAGAGTTATGCTGGATTTAGAGAAGACTAAAGAAAAAGTGAAGGAGGCTGCCAATATCGTCGAAGTGATAGGCGAGTTCGTGACACTCCGGAAAGCGGGAGTCAACTATAAGGGCATCTGCCCGTTCCATAACGACCATACGCCGTCCATGATGGTATCGCCGGTCCGTCAGACGTTCAAGTGTTTTGTATGCGGAGAGGGTGGTGACGTCATCCACTTCCTGATGAAGCATGAGAACCTGACCTTCATCGAGGCCATCGAGTGGCTCTGCAAGAAATACGAGATTGAGATGCCTAAGCGCGAGATGACCGACGAAGAGCAGGAAGAATACAAGCAGCGGGAGGCGCGGCAGATAGCCATCAGTGCTGCTGCCAAGTTCTACCAGTCGCGACTCAGTGAGGCAGCCTCTTTCCTTGCTCAGCGCGGCTATGACGATCTGACCATACAGGTACTTGCGGACTACGGTGTAGGCTATGCCCCCGCCGGCAATGCCGCCGTAGATAACCTGAAGAGGCAGGGCTACAACACCGATATCCTGAAGGAGGTAGGTGTTGTGGCCACCTCTGACAGGGGCGACTACGATGTATTCCGCGATCGTGTGATGTTTCCCTTCTACAACCTGCGTGGTCAGGTAGTGGGATTCAGTGGCCGCTTAGTGACGCCCAGGGAGAATGCCGGCAAGTATGTGAACACCGGAGAGACCCCGCTGTTCACCAAAGGCCATCACCTGTTCGGACTCTACCAGGCACGTAAGGCCATTGCCAAGCAGGAATTCGCCTACCTCGTGGAAGGGCAGTTCGATGTGCTCTCTCTTGCCCGCTATGGTGTGCAGAACGTCATCGGTGGCAGTGGTACCGCATTTACATCTGAACAGGTGCAGCTCATCCAGCGCTTCACTCAGAAGGTCGTGATGATCTACGATGCCGATGCAGCCGGACAGAAAGCAGCCCTGAAGAATTGTGAGATACTGCTGAAGGCAGGTTTTTCCGTTCGCATCGCCCGTCTGCCCAAAGGTCAGGACCCCGACGATTTCGCCCGTGCGAATAAAGAGAAGACCCAGCAGCTGTTGGAAGACTATACCGAGCCGTTCCCCAAGGCCTTCAAGAAAATGCTCATTCCCCATGGATGCAAGGATGAGAACATCATCAGCGAGAAGCGCAATAAGATACTGTCACTGGTAGCCTGTGTGCAGGATGCCGGACTCCGGCATGACTACCTGAAGAGCATGGCACGCGACTATGGCATCAAACAGCCGACGCTGGAAGAGCAGCTTCGCGGCTTCAGGACCAAACTGGCAGGTGCCCTCGAACAAGGCGAGGGCGTCAAGCCTGGTATCTACGGCCTCGATGTTGTCAGCGAGAAGGTACAGAACGACCAGCCTATCATCCTCACCGCCTCTCTGCAGGACTTCATCGACCAGTTCGATGAAGAGCCCGTCCTGCTCATAGCCGGTATGCCTAATGATACCGATATCCTGGCACTGCGTAAAGCCTACAGCTACTATGTTGCCGACGAGAAAGGCGCTGTTGTGGGTGATGACGGTCAGGAAAGCGACTACCTGCGAGCCCTTGCTGCTGCATTCCGAGCCGGTGTGACCCGCATCGACGTGTCGTGTGGTGACCATATCGAGCCCTTCCTTGACTTCTACATCAACGCCCACCGCCGTACCCTGGAACTCTATAACGGCGACAAGGTACCCTTGGTGACCCGCTGTGTGGAGCTGACCGCCTATGTCGAGGAAACCGTTATCACCATCAACCGCACCCAGTACTGCAAGGCACTGGGTCTCACCAAGGGAGAGTTCGATGATATCCGCAAACCCTTCGTGCAGCAGCGCAAGAGTCAGCAGAAGGTGAGCATGATGAGCGACGGACTGGACGATAGCGACGACTACTACGACCCCTACAATCCCCCTCAGTACGTCACCGATAACGACGAATACGCCCAGATGTGGAAGGAATACCAGTTCTATCCCCGTCTCAATAAGAAGGGTAACCCCGTGTGCTACCTATTCCGCAACCCTCAGGGCGGTGGCATGGTGCAGGTGGGTGACTTCTACATGGAGCCCCTGCTGCACATCTATAACGACGATTTCGAGCAGAACAAGCGCGTCATCAGGGTGAACCGCCGCAAGTACGAGACGCCCGTATATATCGAGGTCGTATCGTCTAAGCTGCTCAAGATGTCCACCATCGAGGATGTGCTCATTAACTACGAAGGCATCAACTTCTCGAACGGCAAGGAAGAGTTCTGGCGCAAGATCCGTGAGTGGATGTCGTACCGCTACGTCATGTGCAGTGAGGTGGAGGTATATGGCAACCAGCAGCAGGAAGGCATGAGCCGGCGCCCCGAGGAACAGTTCTTTGCCTTCGCCAACGGTATCTGTCACATCGTAGGCGATGAGATGAAGTTCGACCCCATCGACGAACTGGGTGTCGTGACCCATCAGAAGAAAAACTACTATCTGCCCGCTTTCTCTACCATCTACATCGACAACCGCCGCCGTCAGGATAAATACCAGCTCATTTCCCAGTTCGTGTATAGGGAAGTTCCCAAGGAAAAACAGATCAGCTTTGACGAGTGGGCATCGCTGATGGACCGCGTCTATTCCATCAATAATAACGGCAAATGGGCGGTACTGTTTGCCGTCATGTCGGCTTTCCGTTCGAATATCCACTGCATCGACCGCCTGTTTACGGCTCCTTTCTTTGTCGGTCCTATGTCATCCGGAAAGACCCAGATAGCCGTCTCTATCCGTTCGCTGTTCGTCAGTCCCCACCAGAGTATCTTCAACCTCAATACCGGTACCGACGCTGCCATGCAGTCGTACATGTCGGCTTTCCGTGATGTTCCCGTGGTGCTCGACGAATACAATAATGCCTCAATCAGTGAGGTGAAGTTCCAGGCGTTGAAGTCCATCGTCTATGACGGTGAGGAAAAACTGAAGCGCAAGGGCAGCAGCGGTAAGGAGTTCGAGACCGACAAGGTGTTCACGCCTGTTATCCTGTGCGGTCAGGAAATGCCCCAGCGCGATGATAACGCCCTGATGTCGCGTGTCATCATCTGTGAGGTACCCAAGCCTAAGAACCGCAGTCAGGAAGCCTCGCGCCTCTTTGAGCATCTGAAGGATATCGAGGATCCTGGAAAGGTAGGACTCTCCAACGTGCTGATGCAGGTGCTGAAATTACGCCCCCTGGTGATGGACCATTTCCGCCGTCTGAAGCAGGAAGCCTACGACGAACTGCGTAACGGCATCGTCAACAGCGGAGAGACCGACCGTCTGATGAAGACCGTATCGCTCTTCCTTGCTACCATCAAGCTGCTGGAGCGTTACAGCGACATGCACCTGCCTTTTACCTACGAGGAATTCTTCCGGATAGCCCGTGGAAAAATTGACTGGCAACTGTCTCTTATTCGTTCAACCGACAAGCTGGCCATGTTCTTTACCGCCGTCAATAACATGATCGACGTGGGCAAGGTCATGGAGCGCCGTGAGTTCGTTATCAAGCAGCCCCGCAGTGTCTCCGGAAAGGATGCCGACGGCAATCAGCGTACCTTCATATTCGAACCAGGGCAGAACATCATGTTCCTTCGCTTGCAGGCCACCTATGCCATCTTCGACCGCAACGGCTACAACAGCGACCGATCGTCACTGGCCACCATCGAACAGAACCTGCGTTCGCATCCGTCGTACATCGGGTTTACTCAGTCACACCGGTTCGAGTGGACGGAGGTTATCGAGGAATACGACCCCGCTGTCGATAAGGTCATCAAGAAAGAGGAGGGCCGCCGTACCATTACCAGTGCGGTCATCATCGACTACGACGCCTTCATGCAGGCCTACAGCATCGACTTCCGTCGTGACTACGAGGATGAATCCCCTGCTGCAGAATCTCAGCAGCCGGCAGAGCCCCCTCAGGAACCCCAACAGGGTAGTCTGTGGCAGAAGGATGGAGATGTATTCTAATAAACAACGAATTATGGTGACACTCAAACAAATATTCCAGGTATTCGGACATGATGCGAAGTGGGCACGATTCGCTACCGCGTCTGCAGTTCCCATGACTACTGTCTTCCTTCGCAAGTTGGGCGACCGTGATATCAAGACGCTGACCGACTTCGATATACAACTGCAACTCGCTATGAGCGAACAGCCTGAAGAACGTAAGGCCAAGGCTCGCGCCTGTATCGACCACCTACGCACATGGGCAGCTGAGCAGGGCAAGCCGTTTGCACAGTCCGAACCTGAACCGAAACCGAAGGCAGAGCCAAAGCCAAAGGTAGAGAAACAGCCAAAGGAGAAACGCATCGTGAAGCGTTGCGAGAAGGCTGGCGACCAGCAGGCTATTCGCCAAGACTTTCAGCCGTTAGACCCCGAGGCATGGCAGGATGACAAGCGACAGCGGCGCGGTACCATCTACCACGACACCGCATCCAAAGGATGGAAGAACGGCAAGCGCGTATTCAGTGACCGCTGGAGGGCTGACATCATGATACATGGCGTACGTTACCGCTATCGAGCCGAGACCCGTCAAGAATGTGCCGAATGGCTGAAGGCTGTCACATCGAAGAAGATCATGCCCACCGACAATAAGGCCGACTGGTGGCGCATGGAGCAGCATAAGGATGAAGAGGCACGCATCGACGAACTGATAGTCAGTGCAGCCGAGGAAGCCCACATCGTGTACGAATACCGGCAATCGGGCGACACCCAGATACTCTACGACTATTGCACCAAAGCCCTGCTGCCTCACATGGTATATTATTGCGCCCACACCTTGCGGCTGGGACGCGACCGCACACTGACCGCCTCACGTCAGGCCGTAGGACTTATCCTCACCAAGATAGTAGGAGGCCGACCTGTCACCAACATCACCTTCACCTGTAAGCGAATGCTCCGCACCTATGCCTCGCGTGGTGATTTCTGGTATTACGACAAAGCCCCAGAAGCAGTGAAGCTGATGGTGAACCGTATCGACATGTCGGCCCTCGCAGAACTCTACAAGGTGACTAAGGACAGACGAATATAAATCATTGTTACAAATAATTATATAGTTTAGTTTTCTGTATTCGGGATAACGCATATCGTATCCATAAATTGCAAAGGGGAGTTCGTCGTGATGACGCGCTCCCTTTTTTCTGCAACTACGTTAGTATTTCCCCCGCTTCGATAAATTTTACATTTTCCATTTCCAAAGAGACATGAAAAACCCCCGTACCCCCAAATTTGCACAAAAAACCTCTAAAATATGATTCTGAAAAATATTTTTCGCAAAAAGTGCGTCCTACCGTCCTACAGTCCTACAAAATGCGTTTTTCAGACTACCCACGTTTTGAACAATTTCCGCCTATCTTCCTATATATCAATAACTTATAATAAATATAATATAGATATAGAATATGTAGGACGGTAGGATTTATGTAGGACGATGTAGGACGGCGGAAATTTCTGTAGGATGGCGGCTGGAGAGTGTTAAGAATCCTAAATTGACCGAAAATCGCCCATTTTCGAGGTTTGTAGGACGGTTTGTAGGACGTGTAGGACGCTTTGTAGGACGCTCCCAGGCATCAAAATTGTTAAAGTTTTCCTTTAATAAGTTGGTGTATTCGATTATTTTTCATATCTTTGCAACGATAAACCCTAAAAGGCAAAACTTGTTTGTAGGACGGTAGGACGGTTTGACGTAAAAAATAAGCATCCCAATGAGCATTTGGAAAAAACACTCTCAAAATGGAATTGCCTCCATCAGGATAGAACCCTATTTGGCGGAGTATGCAAAAAATTGCTGGGGCAGTGCGCGAAGAAACGGCGCAATAAAAATTCCTTACACCTCCGAGTTTTACCACCTGGTATATGAGCTGATGGCCAAACCATCTGCAAATGCACACCAGTGGACGGACACCAATCTGGACATCGTGCTGCCCCACCGGACCCAGTGCGAAGATGGAGTTCTGAAGAACATCCGCTACTACTATTACCTGTCGCCCAAGTCAGCCCTGAAGATAGAGCACTGGCTCCGACGTCGGTTCAACTTCGAGTTCTACGGCATCATGATGGACAATGAGATGCAGGGACGCCCCGTGAGCAACCTCGAGGTGGTGCGATCGTTCATCCGGAGTCACGGATTGGAGAGCATTACGGAAGACGCTCTGATACGCAGTTTCCGACGCTACAGGCACCGTGCATACCCTAAAAAAGTGAGGAAATACAAAAAATCGCTGAAATTTAAGAAGAATTAACGTTGTTCAAACGGCATGGATTGTCCCTTTTAAAACGACACCAGAGGTTATAAGGTTACGGGTTGGAGGTTATAAGGTTGTAGGTTGGAGGTTATAAGGTTACAGGTTGGAGGTTATAAGGTTACGGGTTGGAGGTTGCAAGGCTATGGGTTGGAGGTTGCAAGGTTACGGGTTGGAGGTTACAGAGCATAGCCTTTGTACTGCCCCGCTTATGGATTACCTTTGCAGTGCTTATTATTTATAAATGTATATAATACTATGTCACAGAAAGTACAGATCTACAAAAACCTGAACGATAAGTCGCTTGCTTATGGCAAGTACTACGTTCGCCCTGTTTACGATAATCAGTTTATCACCACCGATGCGCTTGCAGCCTTCATTCAGACCCAGTGTACTGTCAAGCGAAGCGATATCAAGGCCGTGCTCGATGAGTTGGGTTCAGCCATGAAGCACTTCTTTGAGATGGGGCAGAAGATCAAGATTGACAATATCGGTGTGTTCAAGGTAGGCGTCATCAGTAGTCCCAGTGACACCAAGGAAGCGTGCAGTGCCAGCAATGTCAAGTCAGCGCATGTCATCTTCAGTCCTGAGACAGTCAGTGTGCCTAACGGTAAGACCAGCGAGGCGCGTGCAGCCAAGATTGTCAATGGTGCAGCTGTTCTCGTGACCCGTCAGGTGCGCGGTTTCAATCATCCCGCCGTCATGCTCCAGGATATCCGTTTCGAGTTGGCCAAGGATTCCGAGAACAGCAGCGTGAACACCGATACCACGACCCATAGCAGCGGCGGTAATGCCAGTGGACCCAGTGCGGAAGGATAGGAAAATTGAAGAATTGAAGAATTGAAGGATTGAAGTTTTTGAAGTTATGAAAGAATTCAGTCAGCATATCCAGATAGTACCATTGGAAGGATCCGTCACTGATGCCTTCGACCTGATGGCACGTGAGCCCTTCGACTTGGAGTTCACAGCAGATAGTGATGACGGCGGTACCTACTGGAACTGCAGAAAGCAGATCGTCTGCGATCCGCCCGATGCCGTGGTACGTCAGTTTTTTCGCTATGAGCGCAGCTGTCAGGTGAAAGTCTGGGATAATACCGGTACCTGTCATGTCATCGGTGACAGTGACATGCCCGCCCGTGTGATGCTGTCGCCCATGCTGCAGTCAGCCACCCTTACGATCGCGTGCGAGATGGTACGGAATCCTCTCTCGCTGTAGAGTCCTTTCAGTTATATATATAATAATGTATATTTGCAGCGTTATGAATGAGTTACAACATATCCTACTGAGCGACATGCCACTGCTGATATCGACCGACGGTTACCGCCGGCTGATGGTGGAAGCCTTTCCGATGACACCATCTAATTTTTTCCTCGAACTCAAGAGTTATAAGGATGAAGTGAAGAAAGTGGTGCAGCAGTTCCCCGAGGAACTCCGCTTGACCGTTGACTTCTCATCGCCCGAACTGAAGGAAAATTCGGTGGCTTATCACCGTATCTGGGGCGTTGTCACTGCCGAATCCAACTGGAGGTTCTCATCGAAGCAGTTGGAGAAAGACCTGCTGGCAGCAGAACAGAACCCGCAAATCACCAGCCACTTGCTACATATCAACTCACCAGGCGGCGAGGCTTATTACCTCGACCGCCTCAGTGAGAGTCTGCGTCAGCTGGAGAAACCCGTCATCACACTCTACGAGATGGCGTGCAGTGCAGCCTACTACATCGGCTGTCACGGTCAGAAGGTATATGCCACCACCCTGTTTGACTTCGCAGGTTGTATCGGTACCATGACCTCTTTCTACGATTTCCAGCCGTATTACGAGAAACTGGGTATCAAGCTGGTGGAAGCCAAGGCTGACGCCAGTGATCTGAAGAATAAGATGTTCGACGATCTGCGTAAGGGCAAAGCTGAGCAGTATATCAAGGAAGTGCTCAATCCGATGAACGACGCTTTCCTGAAGGAAGTTCGTCAGCAGCGCAAGAAACTCTCTGACCTGCCCGACGACGCTCCCGTATTGCGAGGCGAAACCTTCTTTACGGATACTGCTGAAGAGATAGGACTGTGTGACGGTCAGCGTACCTTGGAGCAAGCAGCTCAGGAATGTGCGGAACTGGGACGCAAGTGGAGCGAGACCACCCGTAAGAAGCAAGCCGTTTACAATGCCATTTAGGATGCCATTTACAACACCATTTACAATGCCATTTAATTGATAAAGTTTGTTTTAGTATTAAATTGTTTAGTCTATGAATTGGAAAGAAAAACTGAAGACTGTGTTGGAGGCCTTAGGCTTCACCAGTAAGTTTGATGAGAAAGCTCTGACCAACGAGGAGTTCCAGCAGGTATGCGAAGCCTACCAGCGTGACTATAAGGTGACGCTGCAGGATGACATCAACGCTGAAGCGGCTCAGGTTCAGAATGCTCAGCAGCAGGAGTTGCTGAACAACATCTATGCAGCTGTTGTCACCGCCGGTGGTGAGCAAGCTCCCACTACCGAGCAGCAACAGCAGAAGCCTGCCACCCAGCAGGGTATCATCGACGCCATCAACGCGTTGGGTGCCAAGATGGGTGAGATGGCTAAGCGTCCAGCCGAGGATAAGCCCACCCAGCAGGGCACGGTTACCATCGTAAGCCTGCATGGTTTCGGCAATACCCCCGAGTATTTGTTCGGTGCCCAGGCACCTATGTACGCCATGGACCTGCGCTGGAACAAGATTGCAGCCAACCCTGCAGCAGCTGCTGCCTTGGGTGAAGCCTCTCAGGAAGATGAGCGTAAGTTCTATCAGGCAGCCCGCGAGTACGGCATTTCGCTGATGAAGCGTATGCAGTATCTGGTGCAGAACGGCATGACCGATGCCAAAGCTTTGGCTGAGGGTCAGTTCTCTACCAACTATGAGGGTGTTGACAACCTGGGCGATATGGGAACCCAGTTTACCGTACGCCGTCAGGATGCCATCATCGCCCGTGTGCTCTCTACCCGTCAGATGACCGACTACTTCCCTGTTCGCTACGGTATTCAGGATAACGACGTTATCTTCAATGCCTTCTTCGGTGAAGTCAGCCAGGCATGGCAGGAAGGCGAAGTCTATAAGGGTGGCATGAAGATCGAAAACGAGCGCGGCTACGTTGACGATGCGATGATGAAGATGAAGTGGGGCCCCATGAAGGAGCTGGAGCGCAAGTATATCGGTTACCTGAATACTTCGGGCAGCGATCCTATCAAGTGGAACATGATTGAGTACCAGTTACTCAACAGCCTGCTGACAGCTCAGCGTGAGCAGAACATCCGTCGTGTACGTGGTGTCTATGTGAAGCCCGAGGCTGGTGTTGCAGGCAGTTATCTGACTGGTTCCACCGGTATTCTCTATCGTCTGATTGACTACGTTCACAGCAATAAGCTGCTCGTGACCGACGATGAGGATAAGGCTGTTCGTGACTACACCGAATCAACCATGCTCACCGTTGTGAAGCTGTTCGTTGACGAGGTACGCACTCATCTGGCAGAGGATGAGACGCTGAGTGGAAAGGTGCTCTATCTGAACGAGCGTCACAAGGCTTGGTGGTTGAAGTGTATTCGTACCCAGTTCCATCTGGATACCGACTTTGCCGGTGTCAACTCGTATGCCAACGTCGTTCCCGACACCGAGGTGCCCATCATCTGGCTGCCTTACCTGGGCAATCTGAAGTTCATGATGATGCAGGAACCAGGCAATATCCAGTTCCTGGAGTATCTGCCAGGTGAGATGATGGCCGTAAAGACCGAGCAGCAGATGGAGATGGTACGTGCATGGAGCACCTGGAAGGAAGGTACCTCTGCAGCCTTCGTCGGACGCAAGTTCGCTACCAAGGCAGAACTGGAGGCTAACGACTTCGAGTTCCAGCAGATTTTCCTCAATAAGCCATGTACGGCTCTCGCTGCAGGTGCTGTCAAGGCTGATGCCAAGAAGGGCTTCTGGTTCGAGACGGTTGCCAACGAAGGCGCTACCGCCCTTACCGATATCGAGGGTGCCAAGAAGGGTGTAGCCTACATCATCGAGTGTGGTGCTACTACCAATGCCACCACTGTTGCCAAGGCCGACAAGTTCGCTGACATCAAGTCGGCATGGACTCCTACAGCCGTAGGCGACTATCTGATGGTTATCCTGAACACCGCAGGCGACAAGTTCCTGGAACTGGAGCGCTGCGTAGGTGGTACCCGTACCATCAACCGTGAGCTGAATCCTCACTACGTGGGATAAGCGGAGAGTTAAAGAATTGAAGAACTGAAAAATTGAAGAATTGAAGTTATGAAACATCTGTTAATACTGAGCACTGGGCTTTCCCGCAAGGGAGCCCAGTATGCCAACAAAAAGCAGCGTCAGATGGTGACCTGCGTGTTGTGGATAGTTGCTATCTGTCTGATACTGTGGTCATGGTGTGAACCTGCCAGTGCTTCAGCCGGCTTTGGTATGTCTCTGGCTACCATGGCCCTCATCGGAAGCATCGACGATGTGTCGGACCGTGACACCCACGGTTCGGAGATTGCCTATCAGGTAGTTCTGATTGCCACCGATCAGCTGGCAGATAAGTTTACTTTCCCTCAACCCGACAAAGACCGTACAGTGACGATTGGCAAGAGTATTCTGAAACCAGGAGAGTCGGCGCATTATTTCGAGGCGCATACCATTCCTACGTTGCTGTCGAGCAGTGAGAAAGGCGATGTGACGACCACCGGTACCAATACCTTTACCATGATCATGGGCGGCGACCGTACAGCCTTGAAGAATTTCATAGAGGAATATTCCGGCGGCAAGTTCATCATCCTATTCAAACACATCAAGGATACCGTATGGCATATCATCGGAGAGGCAGAGCGCCCCATGGTGCTCAACAATACCGAGACCAAGAATGATGCCGACGGCCGCTACTCGACGCTCACCTTTGTGCGCAATAGTGTATATCTGGACCTGCTGGTTGGCTGGACGGAAGGCGAGAGCATTAATAGCCTTCTGGAAGGTAACCCTGCAGTCAATCCAGGAGATTGAATCTAAACGCGGAAGATTATGTATAACGAACGTGAACGTTTAATACACCACCAGCAGCTGCTGTCCAAGGAGTCAGCGGCTGCTGACTTGCAGTTGCTGCAGCAGAAGAATCCGAAACATCCAAGACTGGCTGAGTTCGGTGTATCGCCTAAGCATCATGCAGGTGATATCCTCTTCGAGCTGCTGAAAATATGCAGCCGTGATGAGATTGTGAAGAACCGGCTGGCTGTTGCCTCTTTGCCCTTAAAGACACCCTTAAAGACATCTGAAAAGACATCTGAAAAGACACCGGAGTCTGAAAAGACACAGGAATCTGAAAAGAAACCTGAGAAGAAGGAGGCAAAAAAAAAGACAGCAAAAAGCGGCTCTCCAAAGAAGAAGAATACCCAAAAATAGACTGGCTGAACCTTCAGGATCAGGATGTTCAGCAGGCTACTATTCTGTATAACGACCGCATTAACACATGGCGGCGTATGAAGCAACTCGACGAACTGCTGGAGACCAAACCCACGGAAGAAGCTGTCAAGGAAATGGCAGAACTGCGTATCCGGAACCTCCAGGCGTTCGACGAGTTGCAATCGTTTAACGATACAGGCCGTTTCCTCTGTAAGCACCCATTGCTTGCAGGGCGTTCGGAAATCAACCAGCTCCGTCAGCTGCTGCACCGCGACCCCTCAGAATTCCTTCGCCGTCACAAGAATACGCTCGACAACATCCGTAGATATAAGAGCTATCTGAAGCGCAAGGACAGAAAGGACCGCCGTCAGCAGGACCGTGAGGCTTTGGAACGCCATCAGGAACGGGAACGTCTGTTTCGCATGATACTTGAACAGGAAGGAAATAACCATGAGCAATCTTGACAACGAACTGCTGAAGCGCATAGCCGATGAAGTGTCGGCTACAGCCGATGCCAAGGAAATCCTTGATAAACTGACTGAACTCAGCAAACAGGGCGATACCGACGCCATCGAACTGTTGGCAAAACTTGGTCAATACGGGCAGGAAGTGAAGCTCAGAAAGGAACTGTTTGGCGTATGAAGAAAGAAACCTACATGGAGCAGATAGGGGAGTTGCATCCCGACCTGATAGCCGCTTTTTTTGCTACAGGTGAGTGTGAAGCCATACCCGAGAAGCTCCGCCAGTTTATGCAGCAGCTGCAATGGGCTGTCGAGATTTTCGAGACGGAACGCAGTATCACCCGCTGTGCTACCAAGTTGCGGCAGCGCGTAGCAGCTGAGCAGAAAGGTGTCAAGATGGAACAGCGCACTGCCATTGCCCGTGTCTATCAAGCCCTGGATTTCTTCCATGTCGATCAGAACGTCCCCATCAAGGTATGGGAAGCCATCTATGCCGACCAATTCGAGAAGATAGCCCAGTTTGCAGCCCTGAAGGGCGACCTGAAGACACAGGCGAAAGCCACAGAGCGTGCCCTGGAATGCCGGCGCCGTGCAGCCGAGATTGCCGACACCGACCGTTCGCTGGGTGTCACCATGCTGTTCCATGGCGATATCACACCGGAGTTGATGGGACTGGAAAAGAAGAGTCTGAAGGAAATTGCACGTAAGGATAATGACGGGGAATACCTGAAGATTATCAACCAGTTGCCGTTGGAATCGCTGGAAAAGAAGCGCATCCTCAGGGATGCCGATATTCAGGAAGCCGAAATCATCGAAGAACTATAAACTATGAACTATGAACTATGAACTCTTCGAACAAACCTATCTGAACAGGGTACAGATGCTGGCCAACCTGATTGACCCTAACATGCTATACTGTGAACTGGGACGTGCCACCGGTAAGACTGAGGGTGTGATGACGCCAAGGATTATCCGTGTGGCAGACTCGATGCCTGGAGAGTTGGGGTTTTTGGTGCATAAAACCTTCGTAGCCCTTATTGCGAACGTATGGCCCAATATCCAGGCATCGTTTGCCCGACCCGTCACCGTGGGCGGACAGACGCGTCAGCTATTGGAAGAGGGAGTCGATTACGTGGTTGGTACCGCCAACCTGCCCAAGCATTTCCGCAAGCCCCGATATCCCATTACTTATGCCAAGCATTCGGTGGTATTCCGCAACGGGTTCCACCTGCAGTTGGTGTCGAGCGACCAGCCCGAATCAGTGGCAGGACGCAATGCCGTGCACGCCTTCGTCGAGGAGATGAAACATAACTCAGGCGAAAAACTGCGTTCACGCCTGTTTCCTGCTTTACGTGGAGGTTCAGCGGAAATCCGTAAAAGTCCTTATTATGCGGGAGTTACGGGCGTGAGCGATACCGCCCGTGTGGATTTAGGCGAAGATGCGTGGTTCGAGGAATACGAGAAGAAATGCAATCCGGAACTGGCCAGTGAGATAGCCACCGTTGCCCTCTATCTGAACCGTCAGCTGCTCAAGATAACCATGGTGGAACAGCAGCTCAGGGAAACGAAGAATCCCGTCATGATGGAACAGTTGCGGTTGGAACAGCAGAAGCTGCAGCACCTGGTTAATATCTGGAAGCCGAGGTTGGCACGTATGCGCAAGAATGCCATCTACTACATCCGTGCATCCTCGTTTGCCAATAAGGATATCTTAGGACCTAAGTTCTTCCGCACCCAGTTGGAGACACTGGACATGGATGAGTTCCTGACCTCTATCTGTGCCGTCCGTCACCGTGAGGTGCAGAACCGCTTCTTTGTAGCCTACGACCGTCACCGTCACCAGTTCCGTGACTCCTACAAAGACGACTTGATTATGAAGCTGTCACTGCAGGATCATTTCCTGCTGACAGCCCACTACCTGAAGCACTATGATGCCAGGGAACCGCTTTACATGGGTTACGACCCTGGTAAGTTCTCCAGTCTGATAGTGGCTCAGCAGAAAGACTACGGTCAGCGACTGGACACCATCAAGGAGTTCTTCAGCTATGCCACCGACACGCAGGATGATCTGGCTCAGCAGGTGTACCAGTTCTTCGGGCATGATGCGTATAACAAGACCATCCACCTCTATCCGGACCGTGCGGGAAACAAGACACGTGAGGAACTGGAGCAGATAACCACCGATTCGCGCATGATGAAAGAGAAGCTGGAGCAGATGGGATTTTCGGTTATCCTCTATAACGAGAGTCAGGGTACCATCTACCACTGGCAACAGTACAAGCTGCTGCAGATGCTGTTTTCCGAGCAGTCGGACCTGCTGCCCCGCATCCGTGTGGATGAGAACGAGTGCAAGAACCTCTGCTCTGCCATCATGATATCGCCCTTGAAGCAGGTGGGCGGTAAGATAGAACTCGACAAGTCGAGCGAACGGAAACAGCGGCTGAAGAACCAGGCAGGACTGACCACCCAGTTGCCGTCGGCTTTCATCTACCTGCTTTATGGGCTTTATGCCGAGCAATGCCGGCAAGAACTGTCGAATTATCCCACGGATTTGCCTGATAACATCAGTATATAGCCGGATAACTTCGTGGTAAGGCACTATAACAGCCCCGTTTTGCTTCGATTGAAAAATAAAACGGCTGAAAGTCAGCCGATTAGGCACAAAAGAAGCGAAAATCGCGAAAAACGCACGAAGGAAATCCGCACGCCCCGCTGGGGAACCGCTTTGCTGTGCAGGGGCCTATAGGCCTTGGGAAATATGAGTGTCCTTTCTATTATATAATATAAGGTGTAAATTTGCGACATGGAACAGCAGACAGGAATAGAGTTGGACGGCATCAGTGCCATGCAGTGGGCAAGGGAACTGTCAAAGCTGCCTCAGGGCGACTTCACCCTGGTGTTCTTTCCCTACTCCAGACGGCGCGACATAGCCAGTGCACAGCCCGTGGTCAAGGAGCACTGCAAATGGCGAACGCAGATGCCTCAGGAAAAGATAGACATCGACAGCGACAACCTGCTGCTGTTTACCGACGGGGACGGAGAGCCCCGCATGTGCTACCGCATCCTGATACGCTACATGGCTTTCTCACAAGACGGATATAAACTTCACAAGATAAATTGGTTAGGAGATGAATGACTCAATAGAAATCTATGGCAACGTGGGCAACTACCAGATGGACGGCAATCTGTTGTCGTTCCAGTTGGGGGAACAGCTCATGAACGACGGCATGACGATGATGTTGCCGTCGGACATGCGACATTATGTACACGAACACCAGTGGTTGGGCGTGCAGGGTTATAATGTCTGTATGCGCGGGCATAACAATATGCTCATCGAGGAGGTGACGCAAGAGATCAAGCATAACCGGCTGTTGCCCCGTCTGTATTCAAAGGAAATAAAAATGCTCTATGGTCACGGCCATGTGTGCTACCGTCAGGTGCTGAAGGATGGAAAGAAAGTGCGCGAATACGTGGACCTGCCCGAGGTGATGGACTGGCTGGCATCGTGGCCAGACTACGGGATGCAGTCGGCTGAAGAGTTCTCGAAGACGAATATCAAGAACTTCTACTACTTTGGCGACTTCTTTGTGAAATGGCGTTTCTCCCGTGGTAAGCGTATCGGTATGGGACTGCCCGTCAGTGGACTGGAGAATATGGAAACGAAATACTGTCTGCTGGCTACCCAGCGTCAGGACGTGGCTTATAATCTGGTGACCTATCAGGACTTCCGCCATGTGGCTGTGGGTAAATGGATGTTCGGACAGGGAGGTTGGAAAATCTATCCTAAGTTCGACTTCCGCGATGCCGACAATTATCTGTATGCAGCGATATCGCATCACCGCGAGCGTTCGGTGGATGAGTTCTACGGCGTGAACGAAACGCATCAGGGTGCACGCCCCTATATTCAGGGTTCGAACCGCACGGCGAACTACATCAACTCGTTCCTGAAGAACTCGCTGGCTGCCAAGATACACATCATCGTACCCAATGCCTGGTTGCAGTCGAAGCGTACCCAGATTACCACCCTCTGCAAGGAAAACCAGAAGCGCAAGTCACAGAACCAGGAACTCATCAAATATAACGGTATCGAGATTGGTACCGAGTATTCCGAGACGGTACTCATCCAGTATCTGCGTCTGGAACTCCGCAAGATAGGGCAATATCTCTCCGGAGAGGGCAACCAGGGCAAAGCCTATTCGACTGTCAGTTTTATGGACGCTCAGGGCCATACCCAGGAGTGGAAGATAGAACCTATCGACCTGAAGTATAAGGAGTATATCGACGCGCTCATCACCTACGACAAACGCACAGAACAGGCGCTGCTGTCGAGTGTCGGACTGGATGCTGCCATCAGTGCCGTGGATAAGGAGGGCGTCATCTCGAAGTCGGGAAGCGACGCCTATTATAACTACCTCATCTACATCATGTCGCTCACACCGGAAGACGAAATCTGTGCTGAGCCTTTGAACTGGGCTATGCGCATGAACTTTCCCGACCTCTACCGTCAGGGCTACCGCATCGGATTCTACCGTGAGGTACCACAGCGACAAGAGAATGTTGAACCCAAGAACCGATTAAACAACCAACAGGCATGAAAATAACCGTCCTATTTCCGACATTAGCAGCCTTTACAGGTTATGCTCCAGGTGTTGACACCAGTCTGTCGCTCAACGACATGCAGGCTGCTTTCAATACAGCGTGCAAGCGTATCCAGTCGGTACTAACCGTACCGGTATTCAACGTGGTAGTGGGAATGACCGATGAAGATAACATCATCGAGCCCCTGCGTATAGCGACAGCCAATATGACGCTGAACATACAACTGGTGTTCGATGCCGTGAACCGCCGCAAGAACGACGTGGATGTGTATAAGTACGAGCTGGAGGCGATGAAGCGCAGTTATACCGAGAACTACTATGCAGCCATCGACACCCTGTTGACAGCTATCATGCAGGCGGCTGCAGACAGCGACCTGGGCAAGGCATGGAAGGATTCGCGGTACCAGAAGCTGATTGAGAGTTGCAGGATACGGACCGCCGACGATTTCGACGCCATCTATCCGATTGACGGATCGCAGCTGTTCTTTTTCCGCACACTGCCTATCCAGAAGGAAGTGATAGACAGCAGAATGGAGCCTTATTTCGAAAAGTCTGCAGGCAACGAACGTGTAACAGACATGCTGCACCTGGTACTGGCCAAGAAGGTGGTGGCTATCGCCTTGCGACGGTTCGATATCCTGGAATGTCCGGCTACCATCCGCAATCTGTTCGACGACTCCACCGTCAGCGGACAGCGTAAGGATGAGCGCGAACAGGCACAGGCACTGGCTGACCAGTTGGATCAGGAATCCGACCAGCTGCTGGAGACTATCGACACGCTGCTGACAGCCGACGCCAATCTGGATGTCAGTTCCATGTCGGCATATAATACTCCGGAAGACAATATTGTGATGATGCCGTGATGAAAAATTGAAAGATTAAAAAATTGAAGAATTGAAGAATAAGATTAATATATCAGTAAAAGGCAAGGATTATGATATCCCTAATTCGTGGGATGCGATGACGCCCGAGGTGTTCTGTCGGTTTGCCCACTACCTGCGTAAGGTAGAAATGGGCGAAATGGCAGTGGGGATGCTGCGTATCCATGTGTTGTGTGACCTGATGGGCTGGAATCTGCATAAGATGCGCGACGAAGAGCAACTGGCTAATCTGGTGGTGCTGTCGGAACAGATGACCTTCCTCTTTAAGATACAATATCCAGATGATAACGCTGCTCTGCAGACGCTCACCGACGAAGAGTACAGTCAGGCTATACGCATAGAACCGGAACATCTGAATATTCCCCAGCGGGAGCAGCTGATGCAACTGGACTACCGCTACCTGCCTGACCTCTGTTTCTTCCGTCAGATGATACCGACATTGAAGGTAGGCGGTATGACGTATTTCGGGTACAAGGCGGAGATGAGCCATGACAGTCTGACCACCTCGCTCACTGCCTTGCAGTACATTGAAGCGCACAGTCTGCTCAGCAAGCCCAAGAGCCTGCCTCTGCTGGCTGCCATCCTGTATGCCCCTGAGCCCTACAATTCACAGCAGGCTCATGCCATGGCAACAGATTTTGAACAGTTGGATGCCGCGACGCTGCAAGCCGTCCGGATAAACTTCGAAGCCGTGAACAGTTTCCTGTTTCAGAAGACGGACTTTTCTCTGCTGACGAAATTCGAGAAAGGCAAGGCGAAGGCTATCAGTACCGACTGGACCGATGCGCTCTACGACCTGTCGAAAGACGGACTGGGTAACGCATCGGAGGTAGAGCAGTTGAACGTGCTCACCTATCTGCGTATCCTAAGAAAGAACACCATCAACAGCGTACGACAGTTGTACGGCATGAAGATGGAGTTGGATAAGATTGCCGAGGAAACGGGATTGCCGATTGAGATAGTAACCAAAATCATTTAGATATGGTCATACAAGATTTATTCCTATACTTTGCCAAGTTCCCAGACAAGGACGGCGTGAAAGCCATGGCCACCATGGGCGCGTCGGATATGCCCGAATACCAGCAGCTGCTGGATGCGCTCGATGAACTGCCCGACACTTCGCTGGTACCGGATATCAAGCACTACGTTTACGGGCAAACCTTAGAAGATCTGCAGCAGCGCGTCAGCCGGCTTTTCGGTTCGTGGCTCTATGCCGACTATGGGGAGTTTACGATGCAGAACGACAACGGCTCCCTGGAGGTGACACAGCGGGTGGCTGTGACGGTGGCAGTCAAGCCCCAGCAGACCAGTGATATGCTGGAGCGTATCATTGCCAGCGATCGTGCCCTTGAACTGCTATCGAAGGTACAGGTCCACCTGATGGCAGACTGTGACGCAGGACGCCTGGGTTGGCTCGCACGGGGCAACCTGCAGAAAATGGAGGTAGTTCCTTTCGTGGCCTCCGAACTCAGCAGTTATGGGTGGACGCTGCTCATCGACGCTACCGCCCCCGATATGCTTGGTATAGCAGATGCTGCCCGCCGTATGCGCCCATCCCTTCAATAACCCGTCACCATGGTAACAGAATCGCTCATCCGCAAGAAATTCGTTCACGAGACGATGACTGAAGGTATCAATAAGATATTTTCAGAGCAACAGAAGGTTTTCTCCGTCCACTTCAACAGTCGGACGGGCAGGCTACAGTCGTTCCTCTCCAGCCACCAGTTCGACCGTCAGATCAGCGACAGTCGTTATTCGGTCCTTATCGACATGCCCGCACACCTTCGGTTCCTTGATATGCAGTACCGCCGTCAGGACCTGAGTCGCAAACCTAAGCGTGTTAATATATATAATAAGGTAGTGTGGGGTATCCTCTACCACGAGGTATTCCCAGAACTCCGCTACGGCCTGACCGACGAAGTACGTCAGCAGCTGCACAACCAACTTGAGTACGCCCTGAATCCGAAATAGCTATCAGGAGGGCATTATCATTGTCCTTTCTTAATACGTTTAGAATAGATATTTTTGCATCATAACAAGAATATCTATTTTTTATGGCAAAAAACGTTTCACAAGACAGGGTAAGCCTTATTATAGACGCGGAGAGCGAAAAAGCTCAGCAGGCGATTCACGAGTTGGAGAAAACCTCGAAAAAGCTACGTGAAGAGAATGCAGCACGTCTGAAGCAAATGGTTGATCTGGAAAAAGCGGGGCAAAAGGAGTCCGACTATTACAAGAATCTCCAGAAGCAGTACAATGACACGAGAAAACAGATTAACGCAAATTCTAAGGCTGTAGCTGAGTACACGAAAAAGATAAACGTCAACAACCTTACCATGGCTCAGCTTCGGAAAGAAGCCAAACAGCTGCAGCGGCAAATGGATAACACTTCAAAGTCCCTGCACCCTGAAGCCTATACAGAACTGGAGAAAAGACTGGAGAAAGTGAAAGGGCGCATGAGCGAACTCAACGGGAAAGCCATGAGCCTGAAAGAAATTTTCTTCTCCAAGAACAGCTTAGGGTTTATGATGGGCTCTGGTGTTATCGGTGCTGTTACCGGACTGATTAGCACCCTTATCGGTCTTGTCAGTTCCGCTATCGGAAAAATACATGAACTCGTTGATGAAGGTATCGAGATGGCGAAGACGAGTGACGGTATCCGTCATGCCTTCGACCAACTGAACCAGCCGAACCTGCTCGACAACCTCCGCAAAGCCACACACGGAACCGTCAACGATATAGAACTGATGAAAGCAGCTGTCAGGGCAAAAGACTTCCGGTTGCCTCTTGAGCAGTTAGGCAAATACCTGGAATTCGCGCAACTCAAGGCACAGCAGACCGGACAGTCAGTCGATTACATGACAGAAAGCATCATCATGGGTTTAGGCAGACAGTCGAAACAGATACTTGACAATCTGGGAATCTCTGCAGCACAAATCACCCAAGAGATGGAAAAGGGCGGAGATATGGCTACCGCCGTGGGACGTATCATCGACCAGCAACTACAGGAAACCGGAGAGCATTACGAGAGTGCTGCAGAACGGGAGCAACAGGCTATTACCAGCGTTCAGAACGCACAACGGGAACTGGGCGAACAACTGTTGCCTCTCCAGGAGGCCGGCACCACCATGTGGACCACCTTACAGGTATATGCCCTGAAATTCTTAGGCACGCTTGTAAAAGTAGTCAAGGGGGCCGTTTCGAAGTTTACTGACATGTACAACTCTTCCAAGACTGTCAGACGGGGGATTAACGACATGGTTGTCGCCCTGAAGACGGTATGGTCGGTTATTGTGTTCGTAACCAAGACAGCCTACGAAGCGGTCAGAATGGTAGGAAAAGGCATGGTGAACCTCGGGAAGATCGTAGAAGGCGTCTTTACGAAAAACTTCAGTATGATCAAGGAGGGATATGCCGGTCTTTGGGTAGATACCTGGAAGTCTTTTGAGAGAGAAATTGAGCACGCAAAGGCGATGGGAAAGGGAATAGCCAATGCGTTTAAGGATGGGTTTGAGGAAATTGAAAACGGAAAAATCGTTGCCCCGTCTGTTCAGCAAGGGAAGCCTGCCAACGAACTGGACGAAGTGGTTGTCATGGGTCACCGAAAAGACCCGACCGACCCCAAATCTCCAGTCGGTAAGACAGGTACCTCGAGTGATGATCAGAAAAAGCGGGAAGCGGACAGAAAGGCTATCGACGAACTGAAGCGCAACCGTCAGGAAGAGCTTTCCATCGAGCAGCAGCACTTCGAGCGTATTCAAGGCCTGTGGAGGGAACAGTTGGCGAAAAAGAATATCACCCAGCAGGAATACGATACTATTACGCTTTCCCAGGCTACCGAACACGCACAGTGCGTGCTGGAGATAGAACGTAAATACGCAAAGGAATCCGAATCGCTAACCCTGAATGATACCAGCAGGAAGCAAAATCTTGTAAAGGAGTATCAGGATAAAGTCCGTATTGCAGAAAGCAACTTCGACAAGGCAAGACTCAAGGCTTTTGAAGACTACCAGAAGAATATGCAGCAGCTGGAAAATGCCGGCATGTCTGCAGCCGACAAGGAGAAAGCCGACCGCGACGCCCAGCTAAAAGTCCTGAAGGCTTATTACGAGGCTTCGCTCTCTTATGCCAAGGAGAATGGCGAAAGCGTAATGGGTATCGTGGAAGCCTATGCCGCTGCCATCAAGAAACTGAATGACGAATGGGCCAAATCCGATTCCGAACGCCATTTCCGTGCACGTTCCTCTGCCGGTATCACCACCGATCAGGAAGAGTATCAGCACGCCATCGACGAAATCACTAACAGCGACGAACTCTCACCGGCAGAGAAATATCAGGCTATCGAGAACCTGGAACGCGAACACCAGCAGCGCCTGTTGCAGATTAAGGAGCAGTACGGAATCGTCAGTCAGCAGGAGCTCTTCGAGGCTGAAATGGAGCAGTTGGCTATGCAGCACGAACAGGGGTTGCTGAGCGAAACAGAATACGAGGAAGCCAAGAAACAGATGAAGATACAGAAGTGGCAGGAATCCTTCGACTACTACCACGGTCTGTTCTCCAATGCCGTCAGTGCCCTGCAGGATGCGGAAATGGCGAATGTCGATGCCAAGTACGATGCCGAAATAGAGGCAGCACGCAAAGCCGGCAAGGATACTACCAAACTGGAAGAGAAGAAAGCCCAGGAACAGCTGGAGATTCAGAAGAAATATGCGGACGTTAACTTTGCCATTAAAGCCTCGCAGATTATAGCTGACACGGCCACCTCTATCATGAAGGCTTATGCCGATCTGGGACCTATTGCCGGAAGTATAGCAGCCGCACTGATGGGTGTCACCGGTATAGCACAGCTGGTTGCTGCCAATGCTGAACGGGAAAAGGTAAAGCGCATGACCCTCAAGGGTGGCAGTTCCTCATCCTCTACTGCAGGTGCACGTGTGGCAACCGGTAAAGAGGAAGGCGGATATCTCGACGTGGAACGTGAGCAGGACGGACGGCGGTACCATGCCAAGTACGACCCCAACCGGCGCGGGTTCGTTGACCGTCCTACCGTCATCGTTGGCGAAGGTCCTGCGGGTCAGTCCAAGGAGTGGATAGCCAGTAATGCCGCTGTCGAGAACCCGACAGTGCGCCCCCTGCTCGATGTGCTCGATCGCGCTCAGCGTGCTGGTACCATCCGAACACTCGACCTTAATAAAATCATGCTCCAGCGCCAAGGCTTCGCCCAAGGTGGCTCTCTCTCCCCCTCAACTTCCAGTGCCCAGCTCTCAACGCTCAACCCACAACTCTCCCCCGCCCTCATCGAGCGTTTTGTAGCAGCTATCGAGCTCATGGAGCAGCGAGGCATACCGGCCACCGTAACACTCGACGATATAGACCGTCAGAATAAGTTATTGCAACAGTCACGTAACATCGGAAGCAAATGAAAATTATAAATACAGAAACCAATGAGCCTTTGCAGCTCACACCTGGCACCAGGCTGTCAGTAGAGCGTACGAATCCTTTTTTCAATGATTATGGCGAACAGACAGTCCCCGTTGATATACCAGCCTCTCCACACAACTGTCGTATCTTAGGACATCCGGAGGCTTTCGGTATGAAGCGCAAGGCTATCATGAAGAATGCCGTCATTCAGGATGGCGAATTCTATGCCCAGTGCCGGCAAGCTGTACTTTCAGCGACCCGTCATGGCAGCATCAGTACATCCTTCTATATGAATGACGGAAGCCTGTATTCGCGTATCGGCAACATCAAACTGCGGGATATCTATGGTGACGAACGGATTGCTGCAGCCGGCAATACGGTGGCATCCTGCATAGCCTGGTGTAAAACACTCGTTAACAACGACAATCCGGATTACACCATCTTTCCGGTACTGCTCACCGACGACTCCAATATAGACTACGGCTGGAACTATAAAATCCTGAATAACTACGGATGCAAGTTCACTGTCTATATCCCAACCGATGCGCAACAGGGTGTCCCCATGCCATCCAAGACAGCCCCTCTGCTTTTTTATGAAAACGAAACGCCTATCTTCGAAGCCGAGAACGACACCATGGAATATGTGGACGGCAATCCTATCAACCTGAAGCCAGGCTACTATATGTCACCGTTCATACGGGCGGTCCGTGTGTTGAAAGACGTATTCTCGCATTTCGGCTATACCCTGCTCGACAATTTCTTCACCCAGACGGAAGCCTTCGCTAAGATGGCCATCATTAATAACTGCATCGACACGATTGTGAATGGCTATATTCTGAAAGCCGACCTGGTGCCTGATATCACCTGTAAGGATTTCCTCGCCGTCTTCCGTAAGAAATTCTGCTGTGAATTCGTGGCCGACGAAAAAAACATGACTGTTGATGTGGTATTCCTGAAGGATGCGCTATCGCTCCCATCAGCCGCAGACCTCACACAGAAAATGACAGCCGAACCCGCATTCGCTTTCAAGTCGCAGAAGGACTTTAAGCGCATTAAACTCACGTCGGAATACAAGGTAGAAACAGAAGCTGAAGACAGTTACGACAACATCAAGGATCTGCTGGCAGATCATGAAACAGCGGTGTTCTGTTGGGTGGACGGAGCATTTTATAAAAGAGGACAGAAGGGATGGCAGCAGATAGAGACAAAGGTGGCTGAAAGCTCCATGGACTATGACACCGGCGATGAAGAGACCGTGGAGGAAGTATCTGTTCCTGATATGCAGCCCGAATACCGCATCCTGAGTCATCTGTACGAAGCACCGGAAAGCGACCCTGAAGGCGATCAGGAACGGGGTCTGGGCTACTACCTGTATATAGGCGAATACGTGACCAGGCACAGCAAGCTGAAACTGACCAATGTGGACACGGAAGGTAACAGTGGTTCCGCTGACGGGACAGGAAAAACGAACAGTCCCTGTATCCTTGCCTTTACGCACACCGGTTCCAAGATTGCAGGAACCGCAGGCAGCATATCCGCCTACAATCTCTATTATTGGGGGGCAGGTTTATATGCACGCGGTTCGTATATGAACACACGCGGCTTCCCAAAAATCTTTGACTACAGTCTGTTCTACTGGGGCGATGACGGCATCTTCGAGAAGTTCTACCGCTCCATGGATCTGCTACGACGCAATTCGCTCAACGAAGTGAAGGTGAAGCTGTTGTTGTCGGATCATGAGAAAATGAACATACCCACCGTTAGGAAAGTCTGCATTCGCAGTGAAGAGTTCTTGCTCGACAAGCTGAAGTTCACGTTGGGAGGCAAAGACGAACCGATGGAAACATCACTGCTCACGCTGTCGGTGGTCGATAATCCGTCACAGGCGGCCACTGTTACCCAGATGCTGCCCATGATGACCGCAGAATACCATTGGCAATCGCGCGAAGAAACGGAGACGATAGAATGGTGGAATGGCACCGGTTCGGGCGAAGAGGATTCTCCTTATCATAGCGACGGTGAATTCCATTCGGTTGTTTACCCTCCCCTTCCCAGCGCGGAATTGGTAGGTCAGCCCTTTGGCGAACAGACTACATACCAGCTCATCAGTTACGAGTATCAGGGACTGTGGCACGACGGCATGGCCGGAATATGGTATAAAGGAGTCTATAGGCGGGTAAAGATCTGGTTGGAGTGTGTTCATAACTGACCTGAAACCGTGTCCTTTTCGTTTCCTATGAATAGTCGTATCTTTGCTTAAAAATAAAAGAACAATGAATATAAACCTTCAGCCCGAAAGCCTCTCACTGGCAGGCAATCTCAGACACCTCATAGTCAATACAGACGAAGACGTGTCTTTCGCAGTCCGGATACAGGGCGCTGCCGACTATCTTGTGCAGCGTGTTTATTCGCCAAATGCACAAAACCTGATGGAGGTTGACCTGTATGATATCGTTTTCCCACAGTTCACCTTCCATCTGCAGAACATATCAACACCCTATCAGCAGACGGACATCGTTAAGACCTTTGTCATCACTCTGAAAGGTGTTACCTCAGGCGAAACCAGGACGGTCACCTTCACTGCTCTGCGTGCCGGTGTCGATCGTCTGGCTGACACAGCCGAGAATTTCCTGACCAACAATTTCCTGACGTGGCAGCCCAACCTGAAGCCCGTCACCTATTACTCTCCGGAATTCCTCACCTACTATGCAACAGTGGCAGCCACCGTCAAATGTGAAGTCCACTTTGCTGAGTCATCGTCACTCCCTACCCAGTCTCTCACACTGGCCACTATTCCCGCCGGCCAAGCCTACACCGTTCCTGTAGGCTATGCCGTCATTGCCGGCAAGGCTAACGAATTGCCGTCCTATTACGATGTGTGGGTAGAAAATGGCAGTGGTCAGCGACTGACGTACATCCAGCGTTATTATGCCAACAATATGCGCTCAGAACAGGAACAATGGATTCTGTTCGAGAACTCACTGGGTGGCATCGACACCTTCCGTGCCTATGGTTCGCTCGACCTCGATGCTCAGCACAACCATAATCTGGTGGAGATTGAAGAGGTTTCCCTGGAATACCGCGTTGACACGGAGCGTAAATTTAAAAAGAATACAGGACGCCTGGACAAAAAGGAACGCCTGTGGCTGCTGGACTTTTTCCCCAGCCTCCGGAAATACATCTATCTCGACGATTATATCCGCCAGATTGTCGTCACGGAAAGCGACGTGAATTATAAGGCACAGGAACTGCCTTCGCAATACACCTTCACCTATCGCTTTGCCGACGCAAAGCCTTACCTTAACCTGCCCCGAACCGACCAGCCTACTGGCATAGTCGATATCGAGGTGCCCGACGTAGGGTCTTTTACGATCGCCCCACGGCTGGTTGAGTTCCCAAGACTCCAGCTTAGCAGTGGGGCTCTCTTCCCTGTTCAGGACCCTTACAGCCAAGACTGGAACGCTACCACTCTGGGAGCCGTCTTTGCCTATTTCATCGAGCAGATACTGGCACAGTATGACGGACACGGAGGCATTGGCCACATGCACCCCAACCTCGACTTCCTGAACAGTCTGTCGTGGGATAATATCCTGCGTAAAGATGTGGCCGATACCGCCAAGAAAGTCATCACCTTCTTAGAGGGAATTCTTTTGGGCGAAAAAGGGTATGGTATCACAGCTGAAGGTGATGCGATACTCAATACCATCCGTTCGCTGGTGTATAATCCGCTGTCAAAAGGCTTTGCCATCGAGCGTGATGAGGATGATAAATATATACTGACTATCGACCTGGCTTATATCCGTGAAGCGTTAGAAACCGACCATCTGAGTACTGACACTGCGTCCATTAACACAGTCACCTCTGAAATATCGTTCCAGCGACTGGCCACCTTCCTCTCTGGTATAATTACAAACCTGATGCGCTCCAGCGACTATCAGCCTGGTACTGCAGGCTTTTCTATTCATCGTCAGGACAATGGGCGGTATATGATGCAGATAGAAGACTTGGTGGTTCTGGGAAAGATGCTTATCAACGAATTGCGCGTCGATAGGATTACTTATTCCACTGGTAACCGTCGGCTGACGGCTGCCTCCATGGTGGTGGCTGAGGTGAAGCCGGTGTATCGCAATGCTGAGGGTTCCTATGTCACGGATCAGTCTCAGGACGCAGGTGATGGCATCGTGGCTTATCGCTGCTATGAAGTGGCAGAACAGAATGGCGAAGCAACTGTCAACAGTTGGCATATCGGGGACCAGGCGCATTGCCAGACTTTCAATCTGGACAAAGCCCTTCAGGAATCCTTCACCCGTTTGAAATTGGGCGATAAATTCGCGCGCTTCTTTGGGAGTATGTTGGGTATTGGTACCAAGGTGTGGAAGAATGTCACCAACCGCCTCTATTGGCGATTGGTTGTCAACGTTGGTACCGAGGCGCTGAGTGACGGCAAGCGTTATCATTACATCGACCTTTCGGATGAGGATTTTGTAGGGCTGATGGACGAAGACACCGGCATCATGAAATCGTGTGTAGGAAAGATGACAACTCTCGATGATTGGGCACGCATAGCCTTCACGGAAGAGGAACTGCCCGAGCGTCTCGCTCAGTTGAATGATCTGCCGGCTGCAGGTGACCATATCGTTCAGGAAGGTAGTCAGACTGACAGTCAGCGTCAGCACATGATATCGTTGACGGTAGTAGGTCCTTATGGTCCTGGCATAGAGGAATTCATGGGCATTGGTTCGACTGTCGATAAAGATGGCCATGAGTGTTCGCCGTTCACTTTGAACGGGCATCGTTTTACGGCTCTGTGTCCTATGTCGGGAGACGTGTTTTACGCCAAGGAGTTCCACATAGAGACTTACGACGGAACCTTCTATCGCATTCCGGTTGATCGCGGCGATTACGACGAAAGGACTAAGTTCTATTACTACGACCGTGTTTCATACACAGCAGCTGATGGCAGCACTTCGCTTTGGCTACACATCGGTGAAGATATGACACAGGGCGTCGCGCCTGGTACTGACCCCACGGTATGGCAACTGTCAGTAAAAGGTGGGAAGGGCGCAACAGGTCCGCAAGGGCCAGAAGGCGATAAGGGCGACAAAGGAGACAAGGGAGACACAGGTCCTCAGGGCAATACTGGTCCACAGGGACCTCAGGGGAATTCTGGCGAAGATGCTTATACGATAGTGGCCACTCCATCGGTATTGATATTCAACCAGCCTATAGGTGGGGGCGCGGTGGATACCGATGATCAGATAGTTTCCGTTCAGGTCTGGCATGGTCCGGACCTGCTACCCAATAACGGCTATTCGCTGGCAAATATCATTGGAGATAATTGTGTTGCCGGCTATGATCAATCCAAGAAACAGCTATGGGTGAACTCGCTGACCAGTGGCAAACCGCAAACCGGTTCGGTTTCTGCTAACATCATGGTGGATAATGCGAATGTCGGCAAGGTGGTTATCCAGTTTGGCGTTAACTATCTGGACGATGCCTATTCGGAGATCAAAAACGGGGTCATCACAGATGTTGCCCGTAGCTTCTATTATGTCAACAATAACGGTGAACTGACTCCCTGCGAGAACCTGGCACAGGTGCAGCAATCATCACGAGAGATTCATCAGCGCGTCAGCGAGACGGAAGGTGGTGTCGAGAAGAATGCTTCAGACATCAAGCATCTCTCCGATCGTATAACACTGCAGGTCAAGTCGTCTGAGCGTACAGACAACTTCTTGAATAATGGTGATTTCTCGAAGGGTGGTTTGTTCTGGCAATATGATAATGCTTACAACTTAGTCCGTGTTGGCAGTAATTATATATCGGGTGGTGGTTCCCTGCTGGGTATGTCTGCATTCAACAGCTGTCATTTGGTGTCTATTTTGGGTACCATGGCGCTTTATTTCAATGGCGGTATAGCACGGCAATTAGTCAGCAGCTTTGCGAAAATGCCTTCTGCTGGCATTCCTGTAGTCCTGACGTTCAGCTATCATTCCCATGGGGCAAACACTATCACCATTGAGTACCGGAGTGTTGTCGTATCAGGATCGACGGAAACCATTACAACATTGTCCAAGGTTACGACCACACTGAACGATGTCGGTGACGGGTTCTTCACCTCGACGCTCGACGCATGGGATGCCTCTATCACTGAGTTGCGAATCAGTGGCCAGGGCTTTGCCATCTGGAATGTCCGGCTAACACAGGATGTTTCCGCAAGTATCGCCAAACTTGATATCAAGGCTGATAACATTGATCTGGGCATCCGGAATGCACTGGGTACTGTCGGAATCAACATCAAGGGGGATAACCGCGAGATTAGACTTATTGCAGATAAAGTGAAGTTTACCAACACGGCGGGTGATATCGACGATAAAATCAGTATCAACCCTGAAACTGGTGGTCTGGACGCCGTCGATGGCAACTTTAGCGGTACGGTCAGGGCAGCTGTTTGGTATATGCCGTATCAAGAAGCTGAAGTAGGAAAGGTTATTGACCCGACGAAAGGAGCAGCAATTGGCATTCCTTATAGTTCTATCGGTCAGAGCATCTATCTGCCTTTAGCTGCAAACTACCCATTCCTGGTATTGACCTTCTATAAATACTTCGATGCGGCAGAACTGCAAACCATTGCAAGAATATCTGCGTCTGGTAATGAAGAAATCTACACCAACACCAGTCTTCTCAATAATTATCACTATCACACATATTGCAAGAGCTTCTATCCTCCAGCAAACCATGTCATAAGGTTGTACGCCATCGATGGACATTGGTGTTTGGATTGCGACGAAAGTAAAGTCCTTGCCTTCTATGACGATAACGGGAATATCATGACTAAATCTAATTCATAAAGTATCAATAAATTAAAAATAGGAGAACCAAATTATGACAGAGTCTGAAATCAAAGCTTATATCGCAAGCGAAGTTGCTGCACAGCTGCAGGCAATTACCAGTAAGGACATAGCTTCTGAAAGCGACGTCCCCACACTCTCAGATGCCGAGTGGGATACCAATAACAGCATCACTTCTCTTCCCGTGGTTTATAACGGCAGTGCCTGGCGTAAAATCGGTGCCGGCTTCCTCCGCACGCTGCGAAATGCCGCTGCTGTTGTCAGCACTGCATGGAACGCTCTCAAGAACAATGGCACCAGTGTTTCTTGGATTCCAACCGTAGATACCTCAGGCAATGCCGGCAAGACATCTCCAGCCGACCTTGCAGCAGTTCTGGGCGTACCTGTAGCAAATGGCTGGGGCGGTTCAAAAGTAGAAAATGTCAATACAATAAATAGAAATGGTTTTTATTGGGCAGATAATAGTTCAACTGGCTTACCAAATGATTTAAATGACGTTTCCATTATTGTCCACTGGAGACAAAATTACGGTTCTGGTGATTATGGATTGCAAATTCTAATGGGTTTAAATACCAATTCGATGTTTGTAAGACAAGCATTAACAAAAAGCACTTGGAACAGTTGGAAGCGAATCCACTTTGTAGAATAAAACTGGGCGGAGTGATGAGTAGCTTGCGTTCGTATAACACTCTTTTCGTTCCTGCAAACGAAACAAGAACTATTCAATTGGGGAATAACGTGTTAGTGTATTATGTAGTAGCAGGACATAATTGGGATTCTGGTCTTTTTCTTTTTGAGTATAATACTATAAGTTTTATTAAGGCAGGAACTAATACTGTGGAAGTAACATGCCCGTCGCCTGGTATTATAAAGTTTGAAAATAAACATTCTAATCAAGGTCAAGTACATTACTTTTATATTAAGATTCAATAAATATAAGAGGTGGGATTTTCCACCTCTTATGCTCATTAGTTAATAGATATTATGTTGACATAGTAAGTTAAGTCTGGCTTTAAACCATTTAGCTGAAGTTCATTGAAATAGTGCGGAGTGACATTTACATAGTTGAGTCTACCTCCAACACACTCCGTATATTGTCCAATTATAGAGTTTTCTTTCTGCCAACGAAACATATACAAGCCAAAGCCCTCTGTACTCATATTACTGCAACCGATTAACATGAGGCAATCAGCATTAGAGTTCCCTGTGCCTAAGTTACCAACTGTTTTTCTATTGTCGGTAGATGTAAACACCACATTGCTTGCACTACTAAACGTAGGCTTATATACGCCCAGTAGTTTTATGTTCGTCCCCATAATTTTTGCCAAGGCTGCCATACAACAGGATAACCTGATTGGCTCCAATCCTGCCACCTAATCCTGTAATAAATCACAGTTTCTCTCATGAAGAATTGAATTACTCTTTCATGATTTGATGGGGTGGGATCTATAACTATCACTACACCATTATTTTCCGTTCCCGGCAAGTTGGTTGAAGATGATACGAAGCCCAAAAATGGACCATATACAGTGTTCAAGTCTATGCCTTCTATCATGCCAAGAGGTTTTAATGCGCCCAGTTCTTATTCTTCCTGGGCGGAGAATTAAATTACAAAAAGAAACAGTTCCCGCGAGCGGGAGATTCTGTTCTTTATGGCAGAATATATTTCACTAACAGTAGTTCAACAAGTTCTTCTGTCAATATATTATGTACATTACAGCCAATGAACAGTGATGTTGTTCATACATCAATCATATATGCTTATAAATTCAGTCAAACAAATATTTCAGGTGTAAGTGTTAAGAAAATAATATCTCGCAGCGGTGATACAACTACTGTATATTTTAAAGAACAATATGTGTATGTTAGATGTTCTGGGTGGTGCACAATGTCATTAGAAGTCCTTAATTCAGATACTACAAGTGTAGTAATTGATACAGTGTATGATTTGCCGTCAGATTGTTCTGAGGCTTCTGAAATACAGTAATATAAAGGAGGGTCAAGCCCTCCTTTTATGCTTTTTTAATCCAATCTCCCCATACACCTTCCGAGCTGGTACTCCTCATGTATATATCATTATTGTTTGGGTCAAGGAAAAATTGTGTTTTGTATTCCTCTGAAGGCCATTTGAAAACAAACATATATCCATCAGGAGCAGGTCTATTTGTACAATTACTTTTAACGGTACAAACATTGTAGTTGCCATTACCGCATGACACAGTATTGAGGTCAACACTACTTAATTCTTGCATTTTCTTTTCTGATGAATAATCGCCCAGTTCTTATTCTTCCTGGGCGTAGAGTATAATAAAGGAAATGGTTGGTTTACAGGCAATCCAGATACAATAACAGAAACTTGTTGTGCTCCTGTCAATACTGCCAACAATTCTTATTTTGCAAACTTAGTTGGGAGTACAGATTCTTATTGGATGCTTGAAACAAGAGTTTATAGTGCTTATAAGATACAAAAACTGATTGGTTTCTGGGGTGGTGGTTGCTATATAAGGACTACTCAAGAAAACGGTTTTTATACAAATGAATGGTGGGAAATAGATGGCCAAACTATAACCGTTACTACACAACAATAAACAAAGGAGGGTCAAACCCTCCTTTATTGTTTTCCTATTGCCAAGGTACTTGCGTGTAACCACTCGGCATCTCTGAATGTTGTGTAAAAGACCAAGAAGTACTTGAAAATACATAGAGCAAAGCACTTGAATTTTCTGGCATCTTAATAACAATTCCACCTCCTTCACCAGATTTTGCATAAATTTCTAATGATTGATAAGAAATACCCATTCCTTTTAATGTATAGAAACCTCCATATAGAGACGGAGATAGTTCTACTTTTGAAATTCCTCCAGCAATATACAAGATTATCTCTATGTGCATTGGGCAAAAAATATGCCATGGTTTAATTTCATATATACCTAAAGCACCAAGTTCATTATAGATTCGAAGTCCGCCCAGAAACACCCCTAAAAACACCCTATATAATAGGGCTTAATTCAGGGTGAGGTTTCGTCATCGGTATCATGGGGTGTCACCTTGAATGCCTTTTTAACGTCATTTTCAATCATCGTCTTGGCAATGTGCGAATACCGCTGTGTCTGCTCAATTTTCGTATGGCCGGCGAGCTTGGAGACAGTCGTGATGGGAACGCCCTTGGCTATCAGCAGCGTGCAGAACGTATGCCTGAGACAGTGAAACGTGATGCGTCTCGATGGTGCAATACCGATGCGTTGACACAGCTCCTTCAGTGTGCGGTTGGCACTGGCATTATTGCCGATGTGCGTCAGGCGCTCGATGCTGCCACGTTTCTCTATCAGCTGCAGAGCCTTTCCGTTGAACAGTGAATAGATCGGCAGCCTCACTACGACGCCAGATGACTTACTGGTCTTTTCTGGCTCCTTGACCAGCCATGTCTTACCGCGCTCCTTGACGAGCATGTCCGACGTGAGTGTTGTTAGATCGTGGTATCGCAGTCCGGTATATATCGCCATCAACGCACAGTCTCTAATCCGGGCCTCACGTTTCTTTAGCTTCATACGTTCCAGCCTCGCTACCTCGTCGAAGGTCAACGACTCTTCACGACTCTTGATCTTTGGAATCCGGAAGTGAAGGAAAGGGTCATCGTCCACGCTCAGCAGTTTACGGGCTATGGCTTCGTTGACAATGGCACGTATGGCCTTCAGCCGACCGGATATTGTAGATTGTGACATCCCCTGGTTCTGCTGCCAGCTGACGAACCTGTTCAGAAAATCGAGGTCGATATCTGCCAACGTCACGTTTTTCTTGAACGACTCTACAATCTTGATCAGCGTCATATAGCTGTCGCGGGTGTGTTTACCTCGTGACGCGCTATGTTCCACCACCGACCTGACGAACTGTCCGAAAGATGCCGTCACGGTAATGTCGTTGCGAACGGCATTCTTCATCATGGCCAGCGTAGGCTGCATGCCGCGCCGGATAAAAGAAAACTCAATGCGCTGCAGTTTAACCGTCTCGTTGAAGAGATACTCGTTCAGCTCTGCAGCCAGCGGGTGGTTCGTCACATAGTGACCATCCCACTGTCCAGGCTCCAAATACACCTTCGTCGAAAAATACACCCGCCTGCCCTGCAGCAGGCATTCCATCTGCACCAACGCGCGACCGTCGCCGTTTAGCTGGCCTTTCCTATTCCAGACCAACCGGTACCTTATTTTATTAAACATAGTGATAGTGTTTTTTTAATAATAACGCTTGTCCTTTTATATTTTAATAGGTTTCCATACCTTTGTCGTGAAATATTAAATCAAGAGAGTATGAAACAGAATACAAAGGACTGGATTCAGAATATGTCAGCCGTCGCACTCATCATTGCGGCAATCGCCATGGGGTTCCTGTCATTCATCGTTACAGAAGAAATTGGCCCAGGTGTACTGACATATATCGGCGAAATGCTTTCGGCTGCACTGGCCATATTTGGAATAGGTGTCTATGCCTTCAACAAAATAGGCGAGATCCAGCAGAAGGCTGAGCAAGCTATCAAACAAATAAGGGAGGAAAAGCCATGAGACAGATTACACGTATCTTCGTGCATTGCACGGCAAGCTACCAGAAGACGACAACCATCAAGTCGCTGCTGAACGAGTTCAAAGCAAAAGGTTGGCCTGCTCCGGGCTATCACTGGGTCATCGACTGCGACGGAAACATCCATCAGCTGCTCGACGAGGCGAAGGTGGCTAACGGTGTGAAGGGCTACAATGCACACTCCATTCATGTGGCGTGGATAGGTGGTATAGACAAGCTGCACCCGAAAGGAATTGACAACCGTACGGAAGCCCAGAAAATGGCTCTTTACGATTGGGTGGCCAAACTTAAGATGAAATATCCTGATGCTCTGATTATGGGGCACAGGGATATCTCTCCGGACTTGAACCACAACGGGGTTGTGGATCCATGGGAATTTATTAAAGCCTGCCCATGTTTCGACGCTATGGAAGAATATAAAGAACTAAATAAGATATCACGATGCGACATTTAACCATTATCTTCTTTGTCCTACTGGGACTTTCTGCCTGCAAGACCACTCAGGAGAGTGTCCAGCAGCTAACGGATATCCGCGACTCTGTTCGAATACGCGACTCTATCCGCATCAAGGATTCCCTGCGTATCAAGCTCAGCCTGAAGGATTCCCTGCGTATCAAGGATTCCACCGTCATTATCAAGGATACAAACGGCAACATACTCTATCAGGAACACTGGCATGAGCGTGACCATAGCGCCCATCAGAGCGACAGTACCATTTTCTGGAAGCAGATAGCTGAACAGGCTCTGTATGAACGGGACTATGCCATCAGCCATCAGAATAAAGAAAAAGAGACGGTCATCCAGAAGCCGTCACTCCTGGAACGAATAATGGACAGCCTCAGTTCCTCCCTGCTGCTGGTTGCCGTCCTCGTTTGCATTATGTGGAAACCTTTAAGTAAGTATATAAAAAGATAATCAACTCAATTAAGTCAAATGGGTAAGTAGTTACAAAGTAAGTAATATTGAATTTTAATTTAGGTTTATTTCTTTTTTGCCAAGCGGGGCAAAGGTAGTTTTTCATAGTGTTTTAAGGTTAGTAGTTATTAGTTATCAGTTATTTTAGTTATTGGTTTATTTCGTTAAGTCCTGCCCGTGACGGGTGGGGCTTTTCTTTAGGTTGCTTCTTAGGTGGCCGAATTGGGCACCAAATTGCCGATCAGGACCGGCATACAACCTTAAATTTAGGAGAAAACAAAAAATTTCCCCCTTTTTTCTTGCACGTTTCATTTTTTCTTCCTACCTTTGCCATCGCTAAACACAAATACGACGATGAGTCGTTAAGGGCGAAAGATGACGCCCGAAATAACATCGGGCATTATTTATGCCAGTTTGAATATCCAGAGCCAGAGATAGTTGGCTCGACAACATTGCCACATCGGCAGCCACCCGAAGATAGAATAACGTCCTTGCGATGAAGTCTATTTGTGTTTAGCGACAGGGGATTGGGCTGCCGATTCTCTGTCTATATGGGCCAGGGGGCGGAGGTGTGATGCGTGAGCAGTCCACCACAGAGCGAAAAAGAGTTTACGCCAGCGCCAATGATGAGGAGCAATATGCACCGCCCACCTGTCCACCCATATCAGGGGAGAGTCCTTTTACCGTGAGGTGAGGATAAACGATGAAATCTGCAGCAATGCAGCGTGCATGGAATGTAGGAGCTCTCCCCTTCGTGGAAAAATATTCCCATAACTGGGAACAAAATAACCCCGCAGGGTGGGTACCCTGTAATAGCTAAACACAAATAGCAATTATGCAAACAACAGTGAATTTAGGGCAGGTGGTTCAGCCCACAGTTCTTTCCAAAGTTGAAAGGATTGTAAAGAACTTCAATGAGAAGATTGACCGCAAGGTCAGTGAAAGCGAGTTCTGTCAGGTGTTGGGTATCACTCCCTGGCATCTATCTCTGGAGGCCGTGAAGGTGGCCTTGGCCATCCTTCTGGTGATTGCAGTAACGTGTGGAATAGCTGAATGGTTAGAAATGGGGGGGG